TGTCGATGTTGTGTCAGGAGGCTCAGTTGTTGTTGTGGTGGTTGACGGGGGAACCGTGGTACTGGTGGTAGTAGTGGTACTGGTAGTGGTTGTCGATGTTGTGGTCGGAGGCGGAGGAGTCGTGCTGGTAGTGGTTGTAGTTGTAGTGGTCGTGGTGGTTGGCGGAGGAGTTGTCGATGTGGTAGGTCGACAGCAGATTCCCCAATTGATAGTCCCGTTAGCCGGAGGATGGTCTGGATCCGGAGGAGGCTTGCAGCTGGCACCCTCAATATGGTCGCCGCATAGGTCTCCGAATCTCCACACACGCTCTCCGAGAGGTCGCCAGAGCATAGGCTTGAGTTGCCATCCTCCATCCTTCCAGTAGTAAATGCACTGAGACCAGGGCCATCCGGAAGAAAATTTCATGCTCTGTCCGAATGCCCCTCCTGACAGTGCACTGGGCATAAAAATGTCTGCACCTGCGCCGCATGGATTGGTGCACCCATCATCTCTCTGGCCATAAAGCTGCTCATAGATTCCGTAGCATGATTTGGTTTCGTAATCGGGAACAGGAGCGCCCAGGTCCGTCGAGCTGCCACATCCCGTAGAGGAGTAATAAGGGCCCAGGCATCCCGACAGTGGGCGGACACGATTTGCCGTATAGACGTTGCCGCCGCCCGAGCACTGGCCGTTACAGCAGGTGTTTACCGGGACCATCCCGCACGGCTGAGTCGGCCATGCGTTCTCATTGACAGGAGGTGCGTAGATGCTCGTTCTTCTACAGCCTCTATTGAATGCATATTCGCAGGTCGATCCTCCACATCCTCCCGAGTTCATGTCGTAACACGAAAGAGTCTGGGTGTCACCTGCTGTACATGGCCCAGGATAGCTGTCTTTGCAGCAACATCCATATGACCCTGAAGTGCCGATGTTGCCTGACCGTTTCCAGGATGTGCCGCCAGTCGCATCTGCCACACACTCATACGACGCACACCCGCAGCGTCCAGAGTTGGGATCTACCGGACACTGAGTAGTGGTAGTTGATGATGTTGTCGTGGTAGATGTGGTTGATGTGGTCGGGGGAGGGGTGGTTGTCTCCGGACAAGAGCACCAGATCTTTCGGAATTTACCGCAAAGATCTTCAGTGCAGTCTGGAAGATAATTCACATTGACTGTGCATCCTGATTTTGTGCACTGTTCTCCGATGTAGATCCACTCCCATTCTCCAGTGTACTGATTACTGCAGTGAGACAGTCCGTCAAATACGAATTGGCTGATCTCCGCAGACTCCATGTGAGCTACACCAGGATTCCTTTGAAAATAGTCGCTGGCAACACACGGTTGCGATGTGGTTTCGTTTGCAGATGAACATGATCCGAGTGGCTGGCAATAGCAGTTGGGCCCACAATCTCCCATAGAGGGGACCCATCGGAGACCTGCGCCAGGAGATTGAGGGTCAGTTCCGCAAACGTAGGTACAGTTTCCTGAACATGGACCTGCCGTTTCTCCTGCAGGAGAGTCGAGGATTTCCGTAGCAAACGTCTTGTGCTTCAATCTGGCATCGAAGGAATTATCGAAGTCAAATGATGCAAAGCTGGCGTCGTACTCATTAACTGGCTGCTGCCTGACCTCATCGAACGCGTCAAGAGCGCTGTTGGCTCCCTGGTCCATCAGGAAGGTCCCATTGCCAGCGATCAATCCCAGCCCAATCGTGCACGATGGTGTGTCGTGCAGCGCAATGGCATATCCAATGACGTTCTCTGGTTCGGCCTGCTGCTCTCCGAATGCAGAATACACAATGTGTCCAGAGGTAATTTTCTCCCCGTCTGTTTCGTCAAACGGGTCCATCTCAGGCGGGCCGAGAGGCACCAGTTCGAATTTCAGGTAGTCAACAGGCTTGTCGTAAGCATGGCTGCCTCCGGAAAATGATGGCAGGACCGAAGTGTTCCGGTAGATGATAATATCTCGGTCGAGAATCTCCGGCGCCGCCGCTTTGAGATGTCCAATTGCCGAGTCTACACCGGCAGACCAGTCTGAATTGCGTGCATTCAGATGAGACATTGCCTCCAGAACAGCATTGAGATGGCTTGCAGACAGGTAGTCCTGCAAAGGCTGTCCCGGGACGAATTTCCTGAGGTCCCGTGGTCCGGGCATTATGAGTCCTGCTCAAACAGTTTCAGGAGGTCGTACTTCTTGTAGATTGCCTTGTCTTCATGGTAGAGGTGCACGTTGTTGGCAGGTCGGCTTTGGTGAAGGCGAAACATGCCGGGCGGACTGTCCTTCTTGTAGAAGTGATTCCACCCTCCATATCTTCCTCCAAGCTTTGCAATGATGCCAGAGTCCAGGGATGTAGTGTCTATGCCGTTTGGGCCAGCCCCGTCGTAGCTACTGACTGTTACGCCAGATCCAGTGTCCGGTGTAATGACATAGTCATTTAGGGTGCAATCAATTCTCCGCTCACTGAAGCGGTATGTTACATCCCATGCACGGGTCCCGTCAGACATGATATCGCGAGACATCTCTGCACCGTTGAACAGAAGAGTTTCCGGCCAGATGATGCCCGTGGAGAAGGTCATCTTCTTGCTGTTGATCTTCCCCATGCAATTGCGAATCTGAGCAAACGGAGGATTCAGTACCCGCTTCCAGTTAATGGAATGCTCGATCGACGGGATGATCTTATTGGCCGCAATGCCAGTGCCTTTTGCAGACCCTCCCTGACTCCAGAACATCTCCGTATCATCCATTGTGATGAAGTCACCACCAATGGACCAGTTGTGAGTAAGGAACGGAACAGGATCACCCTCTCCATCCTGATCGGCATCAGACTGGGACGTAGGAGACTCTTGCTCAAGAGTGGAGTATGTAATCGTGAGATCAGCATACTCAAACAGAGGCATTGTCGGGTCACCGGCAGACGCACCGGCAACCGTGTCGGTCATCTTCTTCGACTTCGGTTTGAAGTCTACAGACTGGGCCCTCCACAAGCCGAAGAGTGGATCCAGCTCAGTTGCCACAACCCCAGAGCTTGTGGTCGGCCCGAAGATCTCAGACAGGCGTGCTGGGACATCTCCCCAGTCAATGGTTTCCTGAATACGGACATTGGCCGTAGTGGCAGTAACCTGACCTGAGATATTAGTTTCGATGTCACGTGAAACAGGCATGAGTAGACCTTATTACTAATCGACGATAGTGAAGCCTTCTTCCTTCGACCGCTCTTTCCATAGATTCAGTAGATCGTTCAGGATGATATTTCTGTCTTCATCCAACTTTGTCTGCTTGTTGTTCTTCAGGGAAGATTGGATCTGTTTATGCAGGCTCTTAGCGTCTGCAAACCCAATTTTTTTCTCTCCAGCACTTTTGATATTTTCCTGCATCTGCGCAACGGACAGACCCTGGAGCCTGGCTCGCATTGGGCCCGGCACGTCAAGGCCTTCAATCTGTCTCATTCGCTGTGCGTGAGAGAACATCTCGCTCATCTGCTTCTTCGTTGCGTCAGGCAGAGAGGCAGACAAAGAATTGATAACCGATTCGATTCCCGTGCGCTGCTCGCGTGCTTCCTTCACTGCATGTTCACGCGTGATTCTGGCTCGGGCCTGAGCAGCTCTGGCAAAGATGGTGGGGTCGCCTGTTGTTTTCATCAACTCAGACAGAGCCTGATCAATACGCATAAGCTGATCAGCCAGAGGATCTGCCTGTTCGAACGTCTTCAAGAGTCGCTGAATAGTCTTCTGGTGCTGGCTTTCCCCGGAATTGATCTTTTCAAGAGTCTTGAGGTACTCGCTGTAGACCTGGTCGATATTTTTGTCAGTTGCCGAGCCAATATCGTCCAGTCCGTCTGTAATCTCACGAAAAGATGTCCGGATACGCTCACGAGCTTGCTCAGCTGTCTCTCCCTGTCGAGTAGGGTCAAACTTGACTTTGCCAACAGCTGCACCGACCCCTAATCGTCGCCCATCAGCCGACTTCGGAAGGTCACTGATAGCCTTAGCGAAGTCCTGGGCAGCCGTCTTTCGGAAGGTAATTGAAAGGCTCTTGGCAGCCTCATTCAGTCGTTTCAGTTCCGCTTCTGCTTTCTGGACCGCATCTCGCTGGTCTCTCAGGCTCTTCTCCTGAGCATCATCGGGCCTCCCGAATGCCTGAGTCAGAGCTTGACCAATGGTCGCCTTGTTAAAGAACTGCTGCATCTCAAACTCACCAGCAGACATAAGCTGTGCAGAAGTCATGCGTTGTCCGGCACGTGTCTCCTGCAGTTCCTTCATAACCTCCCTACCATACTCGCGAGCAAGTGCCTTGAGTGTGTCAAAGTCGCCACTCACAGACGCTATTCGGCCCTTGGTCAGAATCGCTTCGGAGCCTTTCTGTCCGGCGAGCTGCTGTGACAGTTTTTCCATGACAGAAGAAGACTCAATCTGAAATTTCTCTCGCTCACGCGCAGCCGCTCGTTCTGCAGACGCAATCTGCCCCCCGGCTGTTTCAGGCGTCAGTTCTCGTGCCTTATCCTCCAGCCTAAACATTCTCTCGCGAAGCTTAATGAACCGCTCCAGGGCCTTGTTGGTTTTCTGTGCGTTCTTTTCCGTGGATTTGAACCACTCGCTAATGCCAATCATTCCAGCAGTAACACCAAACGATGTAAGTGCCAGGATCATTGGGTTTCCCACATTAAGCGTTTGCACGAACGCGGACAGGTTGTTGGCAGAGGCATGCAGTGCGCCGGCAACGCCAGTCTGTCCGTAGACCTGCACGAAGTCCTGAGCACCAAACGATAACTGCTGCATGGCGAAGTTGGACATGCGGCTGGCCCTGCCAAAGTTGTGTAGATTCTTATTGAATCCTGAAAGCGCGCGACTTGCATGTCTATCAGCCTTCTCCAAGTCACGTATATGGCGATTCAGTTTACTTAGTCTTCTGGCAGCATGTTCTGCTTCTTTGCCACCTTTGGCAACTGTTTCGTTTAGTCTTTGCCGAAGAACTCTGGCTGAATTGAGGACTGTCCCAGTTGCTGCTTTCCTCTTGAGGAGTTTTTCTTCTGTGTCCAGCTCGGACCTGGTTTTGTCAATGTAGGCCTGCTGGATCTCTCTCTGGACCCTGTTAGTAGACCCCAACTTCTTTGTGGATACCTCAAGCTCGTCAACAGCCTTCCGGCGATCGTCGATTGCCTTGAGCGCCTCGCCATGAGTGGTCGCTTCTTCGAATCCAGAAAGACCAGCGGCTACATCCTGACGTGCTGTCTCCTGGCGTCGTCCGGCAGCAAACGCAGCAGGATCCATAACTCTCTGCTGTTCCAGTTCAATGGCTTGTCGCGAAACGCGAATCCGCTCCATTTCGCTTGCAATGAACTTACGGTTCGCCCTGTCGGTCAGGTCCAGCTTGTTAGCCAGCTCTCCCAGCGCTCTCTGTTCGCCCTCTAGTGCCGCAAGAGCCTTTGTGCCCAGAGTGGCTTCCCGGAATTGGCCCAGCCCAGCTACCGCACTGAGATTAAACTGGCCTGATCTCTCAGCGCTGGCACGATCGCGGGCCTCACTGGCTAATCTCGACGCCTTGGCTTTCGCCTGCATATGGAAGATGGACGGAGCCTCACCTCCCATTGGTGTCGTGGTCAATGCGAATCGAGTTGCTTCCTGCCGATGTTCTCGCATGGCACGGGTTGCAGATCGCATAGCCCGATTCATTTTGCGATCGAAGTTCTGCGTGGCATTGGCAACACCATCCATCAAGCGCGGAATGTCATCCAATTGACGCTTCACATCTGGAAGGCCAATCAACTGGACATCAATAACGCCGGTCGAGATTGTGCGTGCCATAACTCAGCCCTTACGCATCAGATTCCGGATCTTCAGTCTTCGGAGGCTCAGGAAGCGTCTTGGTAATGCAGGAAACGAAGAACTCCTGCAGGGACTGCTTGTTCTCAAGAGACATGGAGTCAAACAGATCTTCGATCTTCGACTCTTCCGCATCAGGGTTGGCTCGCTTCAAAGAGTACCCAAACAGGAAGTACTCGCCTTCCGGAGAGAACAGCCACTGTCGCACTTCAAAGTCGCTGACAATCATGCCTGCCATGTACCCATCAATCGCTGAAGATGCGGTGGTGGCAGCAGACAGGGGATCCTGTGTGATGTGAGCAACAACCCGTGAGAATGCCTTCTCCTTGGCTTGCCGGATCTGCAATGTCGCATCGACATATACCCGGAAGCCGATTGTGCCAAACGTAACCTCTTCCTCGTCGATTGTGATCGTAAGTGGATCGATCTTCATTTCGCATTTCCTTAGTGCTGTAGATTGTCAAACAGGGGTTTTCCCTGAACGATATTTTCGATGAGGGGAGTGTATCTCTTTTTCCAATCCCTTTCCACAAGTCTTCTGTGCGTCTTGTTGGCAGGATTCTTTGTCTCAGTTACCTCAGTCTGTCGGTCATCCTCTGTAGAGTACTGGGTCCCGGCAAGAACCATCTTTGCCTGCCGGAACGTCATGTTGCGAACTTCCTCAGGAGTGAATTTCAAGCGATTTGAGCACATGGCAGCGATGATGCCATTGTCTCCGCCGTACCGATCGTAATCTTCGTCGACCTGGACTTTCTGGATATTGCGGATTGAGCACAGCTCGAACAGGTCCGAGTCTCCAGATGCAACCTGCATTGCCCACAGAAGATCGTAGAACCAGGAGTCTCCTTCGTCGAACTGCTCGATTGCTGTTTTGTAGATCCATTCTCGCGACAGGCCATTGCCGTCAAAAGCCTGACATACCGTTAAAAGCATTCCTTCAGGGGAAGACAGAAACCTTCCCATCTCAAGAGACGAGACTCCGGTCCACTTATGCCGAATAGTCTTGAGGCAGGCTGTGGCTACATCCTCTTTCTGCTCATCCGGAACAACCGAAACGAGGATTCTCGCGAGGTGCGTAGGGTCTCCTCTCAGGTACAGAATCTGAGCCTGTATCTCGGCGATATGCCCAATTGTCCTTGGGGATACGCGCAGCAAGCGGCCACCGAACTCGATAACGGGTCCGGTGGCACATGCGATATTCAGGGATGGCATCTGGACTGCCTTCCAGACTCAGTGCATTACGACGTGTAAGCTGAAGGATCAAGCGTCGTAGAGACGCCCAGAAGACTTCCGCCCCACAGGCCGTGGCACGTAAACGGGTAAGTCTGGGTCTGGACTCCACCACCAATCTCACCACTTGATTCGATCTGACCGATACGGGCAAATCCGTTGGCAATATCGCCACCGTTTTCGGCGACACAGGTGATGTTGACCAGGGCTCCGGAAGATGCCACAGAGGCCATGATGGCATCAGGATCAGTCACGACGTTAATCGTTCCTGATCCTCGCTCAACGCCTGCACAAGTCAGTGCAGCACCGTTGCCGCCAACAGGCGTGTATTCCTGGGCTTCCGAACCGTAAGTGAGGGTCCAGTCAGTCGTGGTAACTGGCGTGCAGGACCCAACCATGATGTATGATGTTTTTCCACACAAAGCAGCCATCTGCCGTCCCTTTAATCTGGAGTGACTCTGGCCTTCTGCCAGTCGACTGAAAAAGTAACTGTGCCAAGGAAGATACCCTCGTCAACGGGGTGTATTTCCCTGGGACCTCGGTATTGAACACAGACCACCTCTCCGAACGACGAACTCAAAGAGAACGGGTTCGAACCAGCATTCTCTGCGTTATCAAAGTTGTCTTCGATAGACGTCAGTAGAGACTCCAGAGTGTGATCGTTTGAATGATACACTCTGAATGTTAGAAATGCACGGCGAATTCTGTACGCGACGGTATGTGAATTCGGCGTATCCTCTTCAAGGAAGAATTCTGCACGTGGAAGGTCTTTTGTTCCAAGATCTTCCGGCATAGCCCCAAACTCGTCCAGACCAGGATTGGCCCGGTACAGAACAGCGATTGAGCTGTTAAGTGCGGCGTTGTTCCAGCGAGTTACTACGGCTGCTGCGAGTGACATGCTTCCTCCTAATCAATCTTCTTCAGAAGGAATTCACTGAGAGCGTGCATCTCCGCGTTCAGAGCGTCACCCAGATTTCTACGACGGGCAACCTTTGCGCTTCTGATCAGGATGTAGTGAATAGTGCCCTGAGGAGAGTCTGTTCCTTTGATCTTGCGAGTGACGGATGAAGTCTGTGTCATCAGGACTGACATCTTCCTTCCACGCACATTTGCTCGCTTCAATACGAGCTTGTGCGGGAACTTCCGGGGACCCAGGCCGTTGGATGCCATCCGGCGTGCCAGCAGAGATACTGGCATGGCAAGCCTTTTTCCCTTCTGGGGCGTAATTGTGTAGCCCTTCTCCAGACGGAAGTATCGCGTTCTGGCCTTGTCGCCTTCGATATTCACACTGAGGCCTGTGCGTCGCAGCCGCAGAAGTCCTTTTGTGACGTTGACAACAATTCCTTTGTGGAGGTGGCCGACAAGACGCTTCGGGTAGGTTCCCGGATTGGACGTTCCCATTCGGGCATCGCGGGCAAACTTCTGCTTGATACGCTTCTCAAGCCATGGACGTGCCTTGTCCAGCCTCTTGCCCAATCGGCCAGAGATGTGATTGACATACTGATCAACTTGAGATTCTGCACGAAACTTCATAGCTCAAGTACCAGCCTTCCCTTACGGACTGGCATGTCGAGACCAGAGCAGTATTCTCGAACCTCAGATTCTATATCCGAGTAGACTTTGTCGCCGCTGCCTGCATTGATACTGATATACTGCTCGCCGCACTCAACAAAAACTTCGTATGGCAGTCCGTCGTATACGAACGAGCCACAGAGAATGATTTCATTCAGTTTGTGCCCATTGCCGTCTTCTGATGGAACCTTCTCCTTCGACAGGCGCACCAGGTCTGGACGTATATCCGCATCGTTCTCGCAGATATACTTCAGTTCGTCGAGCCATTCCTGGTAGTCAGTGAAGGTGATTTTCATCTAACAGCACTCTTTGTTGTAGTAAACCATTGTGTGGTGCCCGAGGCTGGGCTCGTGGATGATCTTCCAGCCCATCGGATTGTCTTCACCGTACTGAGAAATCACAGCGTCGTAATCTGCTTTCGCCTTGATCTTGATAACACAGCCACGACCGGCCTTGGCAAGGTCAGCGAGGACTCGTGAGGGAATCTTCGGATACTTCGGAAGATCAACAATAACGTCTTTTACGTCTCGCTTTCCTGCTCCTCCACTATTGTCTTCCAGATCTTTGCTCTTCCGGCCATTGCGAATGATGGACTGGTTACGTCGCATACGCGGCTCAGGCTGCTGTTGTCTGTCCATGAGACACGGTCCTCTGTTTCAAGCAAAGGGTCAGAAGCGGTATACATACACCAGAGTTTTCGTTCTCCGGTCAATCCGTATTCCGTCTTCTCCTCTGAAGTCATGGTTTGAAAGTCGGCACGAACTGAAGTGGGGCTTGCTCCACGGTTGCCTGTGGAGTACACAAAAGTTACGCCGCCAGATGCAGTTTGAGAACTGCTCTTCCGTGTGAGTGTCGCCGTGAAGCGATCACAAAGAGATGCAATGCTCATTTCCAGCCCTACATGAAGGTTCCGTAATAGACCAGAGGATCCAGCATAGATTCAGTCTCCTGAAACAGGCCACTGGTTCCCTGCGACATACGAGTAACTGTGCTGGTGTCGGAAGCATACTTGACCGTGTAGTCCTTCAGTCGCTCCATCTCAATGGGGCCGACAGACCCCACATTTCCAGCACGCTCTTTGTTGTACTGGTAACGATCAATGATTTCGCGGAGCAGTGCCTCTTTCACAAAGACATACTCATTGGCGAGAGCAGTTGAATCAAGACCTGCCACGTACGTCACCTTTACCGTGCGTGAGTACGGAGGCCATTCCCGATACTTACGAATCAGCACGCCCGTCGTGGACATCGTTGAGTCATCGTAGTCGAGGTAGTAATCAGTCCCAGCAGTCAGAAGCGTATCGCTGGAGAAGTCGCTTGCCCCTTGTCCGCCAGTCGCATTCCAGTCCTCGTACACTGAGGTGACTGAAGTGACATACGGCTCTGGGAGCGTCAGCTGATAGCCAGTAGGCGCGATTCCAGGCAGGAAGTGCGTGTATGTATCGGAGGTAATACTCCAGCGGCAATACTTCCTCGCCAGAGCCTCTACCCGATTACGAGTTCCCTGAATACGAGCCAGGTCATCGCCGGTCAGAGTCTCGCCAATCTCAAGCAGGATCTCGGCATCACTGACGATAGCGGTGAGAGCCATGTAAGACCTCCACGACGAAAAAGAGCCGGGCAGTACACACCACCCGGCTCCAGGATACGACTAACGCCGCTCCCATTCCTCACATAGGCACCCCGAGTGGTGCCGAATCTTAGTAGCTGGTCTTTTTACTGAGGACAGTTGCGCCAAGCGTAAAGCTCGGGTTCGTGCCGCCAACATCAAGATCGAGCCGGACGTATCGCTCGTTCCGGTTATGGAACGTGAACGACACGACCGAGTTTGCATCACTGTCTGTCAGTGAAGTGCTGGCTCCAGTGATATCTGTGTATGCATCAGCTGCTGCTTCCGCACTTGCCGTGTTGTCGTTGAGGGACGACTGAGCGGTGACCGTCAGAGTCGGGGTCGTTCCAGTGACGGCTCCAACATGGAGAAGGACCGTTACTGTTGGACCACAGTCTCGAAGGTCGATACCACTGGTCTGTCCATCTGCAGTCAGGGCAGCAGGATTGCGAGCCTGACTGATATTGTACTGGTTGATAAGATCTGGAGTGATACCAGTCATCTGTTAGGCTCCTGTGCCAAGAACGTCGGAAACTTGCTTTTGGACAATACCCTCGATCATGCTCTGAAATGCATTGAGGGAATTGGTAGAACGACGTGCTGATTCCGGAAGATCGTTTGTTTCTTCTGTGGCAAGCACCAGAAACTGTCGATCAACATGGCCGGCCCATTTCTCTCCGTTGCGACCCTGCTTACGGTTGTAGTCAGCCACCCACTCATTGTGGGTACTGATGAGTCCGTTCACGATCGATCCAGAGTAGGGGCCAACCCGGTGATGCAGAGTAGGCTCGTAGTCAGGAACAACTGACATCCCGTTTGGAAGCGCTTGTCGAAAACGCTTCTTTCCGGTGTACTTGTCCCAGGAGGCGTTGCCGCCCATCTGCAGGGTTACGTAGTAGTTCTTGCCATCCTCCACATAGTCAAGACGCTCAGCGTCATCTGCGGCGATCGGCGTTGGAATGGAAGCTTGCTTGGCCATCATACCCTCAGTTTGAAGTAAGAAATGTGGGGCCGGGCATTCCCAGCCCCACTATTTAAAACCGGCCTAAGGCCGGGGAACCTTACGCTGGTCAGGATTAACCCTCTACCAAAACATCGATCAAACCTACTGCGGACTCGTGCTTAGCTGCCACATCGCAATAATGTGTCCCTCGCAGCGACATTATGCCCGAACTGAAGTTCGATCCATGGCTGTCTGTCATCTTGATTTCAATCGCACCAGAGCGACCGAACAGGATTTCAGAGCCAACCACTGCGAGCACCATCGTCAGAGTTGCACCCGAAGATGCCTTGACGCGGGTGTTCGGGATCTGGCTTGTCGCGACGACCGGGTAGCCGCTCATCATCGGACGGGCCGCACCACCGCCGTACGCTTCGGCAGAGATGTTGAACTTCGGACGACCGTTGTCGTCTTCGCGGAACTTCAGGGCACTCCACATCTTATTGCGAAGAACAACCGTGACGCCGCGATCGACTGGCACGTTGGCGTCAGCCATCGTAGCGATCAGAAGGTCAACGTCTTTCGGCTCCAGCGTGTTACCGTTCGCACCAACCGTTGAGGCAGTGTGAGTCGTAATGCCGCTGTAGTTGATCAGGCCCTGAATCGACTTGCCGCCTGGGCCGTCGATAATATCGCTGTCAATCTGCAGGCCAATGTCTTTCGTCATTTCGTTTCGGACGAAAGCGTCACCAGCAACAGTATCAGCAAACTTCAGGAACTGCTCCGTAACTTCAACGAGCCCGGTGTAGCCCTTGGCTTCCATCAGGACTTCGCTGGTTGTCGGAGTCGACTCAGTCGCAGCTTCCGATTCAGCGTAAGAGCTGATCGTCACACCGCCGGTAACGCGCGGGTACCGAATCGAGCCGTTCGACGGAAGCGGAACTTCCTGGAAACCGGCACGGTCATGCCAGGTCTGTGCACGCAGCAGGTCGATCAGTTCGCCCTGTCGTGGCATCGAAACCATCGTACCGCCGGTCGTAGCCGTACGGAACGTCAGGTCTTTGCCCAGAGACGTGTAGATCTTCGCCATTTCGTCGTAGTCGACGTCAGGACGAGCAGACTGCATCTCAGCCCACTCTTTGGCGAGGTCTGAATCTCCAGACCGACTCAGATAGTCAGCACTGACCGGAACGGCCATCGTCATGCCAAAGGCTTTACCAGCCTTACGGCAGAATTCCAATTCGGCCTTGGCGTGCTCGTCCGGGTTTTCGCCCCGAGACATAGCCACCTGAGCCTTCATGAGGTTGCCGAACGAGAACGGGCGGGAATTCGACAGCTCGCCGACAACAAAGGCAGGAGCCTTGCCGCCAAACGGACCTGTGACTTCGCCCTTCTCTTCGATCGTCTTTTTGATATCGGCGACTTCTCTTGTCAGCGCTTCAACGCCACCGACAGCCTTTTCGATGGTGTCAGCAAGCTGAGCAGCGTCGTCCTTTTTCTCAGGAGTCTGGTCAGACATTAGCTAATGCCTTTCTTAACGGGTTTATGCGTCTCGACCGCACTCACGTGCCAACTGACGCTTAGTCTCAGTCACCACAGCAGTGACCGCCTCAAGCTTGCCGTTCAAGTTCTGGACGGCGGCAGCAAATCTGGCTTCAGACGTGTCTTCGTCTTTGGCCAGTTGTCTCTCGCTCAGGATTCGAGCCACTTCCTGATAGGTGTTCAGCTTCTGAGCTTCTGGCTCTTCTTTTTCAAGGGCTTCCGGCTCCTGCACTTCTTCAGCAGGCTCCTCAGCTGACTTGTCAAGCTTCTCAAGGATGCTCGCAAGGCCATCTTCCAGTGCCGAAAGGCGATCATCCACTGACTTGCGGACCTCGTCTTTGCATCCCTTCTCTGCGACTTCTTCTTCCTCTGATTCGTCCTCGCCTTCAGCTTCCACCTTATCTTCCGTCCCCTCTTCCTCCATCGTGTCTTCTTTTTCGACAGAAGAGAAAACTTCGCGGAGCTTGGCGAGCTGGTCCTCAGAGAGGTACTCTCGATCTGAGATGAGTTGGTCGATGGATTTTTCGAGGTCGTCAGATGCTTCTGGTTCGTCGGCAGATTCTGGAGCCTCTTTCTGGAGCACGACATAATCTGCGTCCTCCACTGCTCCGGCTTTGACAAGACTGATCTCCGTAACGTCAGCTTCTTCAAGCCGATTCTTCGGTGTGACTTCAGTCTTTTTGTCTGCCATGGCTTTGTTCCAATAAAAAAACCCGCACTCTGCGTTACTCCTGAGAGGAGTCGCTAAGTGCGGGCTATCGGGCCGGTAACCGGAATCTATATTGTCGAGAAGTATGAACTACTCGTCGAACTCGACGATATGGCGAACTGGGCCAAATCTCTTGTTCTTGCGGGAGCGACTGAGTCGTACTCCGCAGCTCCCAGTGAGGTTGGCTTTGATCATGTGGGACATCGTTTTGGCAATGCCCTCCATCGCAGCCGTTAATCTCTCAAAGTCTTCTTGAGAGATCCCCTCGGGTCGCGTAAATGTGAATGTTCTGCTGTTGTGTGTCAAGTCGAAATCTCAAAAAATATGAGAGTGAATTGTAAACCTACTCAACAGGAGTTCGTCGTGCACGGCCACCAATGGAGAATGCACGGTATTCACCATCCGCGATGGACTTCTTCAATGTATCGTCTGTTACCTGGAATTCAACCACCCAGGACCCCTTCGGTATGTCTTTCTCACCGATTTTCATATCCGCAGGAGCCAGGAAGCTCTGTGTGAGCTGGATGCCTTCCTTCGACAGTAGCCACTTATGCTGAAGACCGGCGTTCTGGGCCTTCATCATGTAATTGCGGGCTGACTTCCGGATAGTATCCTCATCAACAATATCACCCTGTCGATCAAACTTATCAGGCACCAGAACAGCACCGTATACATACAGCGGGCCATCATTCAGCTCGCTTTTCTCCAGGATGTCGACCTGGGATCGAAAATCTGTATCATGCACATCAATGACGCTCATGTTATCTTCCTTGTCCAGCAAGCCCTTCTGGCGGAGAATGTTGTTGGCCCAGGAGCGTCCAGAATTTGAACCCCACAAGAGCCATGCGATATATCCAGCGTCATCTTCCCCGCCCTTCTGATTACCATCATGACGGGCAAAAAAGGAACGCATTCGTTTGACTGTAGAGAGTGAAAGCCCTTTTCCGTTCGCAATATCGCGAGCACGTGCCACGCCAACAGATGTCCCACCCTTACCGTGCTTTCGGCGAAGTTCCAGACCTCGACGGGCTGCTGCACGCATTGACGCACTGGGCTTGAATGACTCCTCTTTTTCGAGGGTCTCGACATCTGACATGATTATCTCCTGGAGGAATAATGCCTGAACTGAATAAACAATGTCACTTCACATGCCCGATCGAGTTGTACAATCTGGTGGACAAGAAGTCCAGATCGAAGACGCTCTCACAGACCATGAGGGAGTTGATGGCTGAGTATGTCGGAAGGCGGGATCTGGCGAACACCAGGACAACTTCTGACAAAACAGTGAGGAAGTACAAACGACAGGCTGAGATTGCCATCTACAAGATTCAGAATGGAATCTCTACAGGATGGAAGGAACTCTGCTATGTGATTCACGATATGGCGGAGAGTAATCTCATTGCCATGGCAGAGAATTATCTCCGTACGATTCGATTGGCGTATGGGCATAAGCAGCCGGGACGGAGAGCTGCAAAGCTGATCGATGAGACAGCCATGTTTGTGGCATCCAAAGCCACTCAGCTGTCACAGGAGAATGATCGTATCTGGATGGAAGGGCCACCCTCTACCCCGGGCCACTTCATGGTGATCCGGGATGGAGAGCTGAGCTATGAATATGCGAACGAATTGAATTGCGTTCCCCTGAACGACCGGTCTATTGACTGGTATGTCAGGATCAATCCTCCGCCGTGTCAAATTGATTCTGTCCGGACCGCGTCGAACGATCCACCTCCACCACCTGACCCTTTGGGTTCCCTGAGTCAGATGATTCTTGATCCCCTTCAGGACCAGTCTGCTGGAAGCCGGACACCATAATCGGGTTGTCACCGTGCTCGCTTTCGAGAGGTGGCAACTCCAGCATCATATGGCGAACTTCGTTCGGAGTAATGGCGCCAGCCCGCACCATTGTCTCGATGGCCTGTCGCAGAGCTTCACCCTTATCGACTTCACATGGGCCGATCTGGATAATAAGAGACCTGTCTGGCTCAAAATCACGAGCCAGATCCTGCGTCAGATGCTGAGAAAGCTGCTCCAGAAGCGGATCGACCGTCATCTTTGCGAAGGTCAGAAGGGACGCCTCTGCGTTGCTGTTGCCGGTGATGTGAACGCAGCCGTTTCGTCGAACAACAAAATATGACGTCGGAACAGTGACGCACCAAACCTTACCCTGATAATGCTCGATGGAGCGACTCTTCCTGGAAATTGACGCATACGGAGTTCTCGGAAGCACGCTGACTGTAAAGACAGCGCATCCGTTCTTGGTCAGGCGAGTGGGGCTGCCTATTCGGGACCGGTAGCCGCACTTAATGGCAATTTCCTGAATATCGTCTGCGAGCTGCGGACTGATAGTCGTATATGAGGCTCGCCAGGAGTTCTGTGACTCTTGGAAGTTCCCATCTCCCTTCAGGGCCGATGTGAGGAATACCTTCAGGCTACTGGCAGGCCAAGACTTAATGAAGCTGGGGGCCTTTTTGTTGGCAGCCAGTTTTCCGCAGTTGGACACTAGGTAATCATGCAGTCCCTTGTCGCTGCAGGTCCATCTCACTACTCCAGCGACAACCTGTCGATGCCATTTGAAAGGCATGCGATCAAGCAATTTGTCGATTTCAGCAACGTACTGAGGCTTCTTCTGCGAGAGAACCGTGGAATACTGAACCGATGGGTATGCCCTGCCGTTCTTATGTCTCTGCATGTACTTCCGGGCCGAAGTGTGACCTTCAGATACAAACCATCCGGTAAACTCAAGAAAATCCTCTGGCCGAACAGTGGCGTCGTCTCGGTATGCCCCTCTTTTAGAGTGAACGGCGGGAGGAATGGCCACCGGCGATGGGACAGTACAAGCAGCACCATTCGGAGGTGCCCCCAGGATCTGCATACGCCCGCCTTTCGACCACTCTGACGCGTGTTTGCACTGCAGTGGACCGTGTCGGTGTCCGTCGCCCGACCGACCCAAAACACGGTGATTCGGCGTCATCAGAATGTCAGCAGAGTCGGCGTTTCGCCACCGCTCCATGGGGCCGTCGTAGTCCTGGATATTGATGTCGCTCGGGACGTCATAATGAAGGCTACCAGAATCGGGATCAAAACACGCAATCTCAGTTGACTCAGTCAGCTGGTCGTATCGAACCCACCCTGACGCAGTCAGGCACTCTGTCTGCTCGTCCAGACAGCGATTCTGATCCTGAGAAAGGCCCACCACATTCTTTGGTACGCCGAGAGTAGCGAACGTCATCTCCAGTGTCTTATCCAGACTGTCTGTGTAAGACAGTTCTCGATCTGAGTTGGAGTTCCACGATCCAGACAGTTTCATCCCACTGTGCAGAACCATGGGCCGGCCAGTCTGGGCAGACATGCTGTGCTGTGCTGCCATCTGAGCCCAGATCTGCTGGACCTGATTCTGCTGGAGCCTCTGGTCTGTCTCGAAAACCATGCCGGGAGGTGCAAAGTTCTTGAACTGGTAGTAGAGACGCTTCAGCATCTCGTTTTCCAGGTCCAGTGTGGTCGATGCAGCCTTGATAGACGGCTGGCCGTAGTATCGACCGTTATCGGACCAGTCCAGAGCAGGCTGCTTAATGTCAATCATGTAGCTCTTTGGAACATGAAAAGCAGAACCGTAGTTGGAGTTGATCTCGTATCCGGCAATAAAGTTGACAGGATCCGGGATGACCTTCACCCATTGAGGGGGCATCGGCCAGAGCTGTTTCGGAGTGCCAAATCCGTTCTTGGCTTTGTAGAGATACGAGTTGCCCGCAATGAGAGACCACCCGATAGTGTAGAACCAGAGGTCCCACGGCGTGTCAATCGGGTTTACCTCTTCGAACAGTTCGACCAGGGGATGCGTTGGACTGACTTCCTCGAAACGGATTCCCGATTTCTTCTCTGTGCGTCGCAGGACTTTCGCCTTCTGCATGGCTGCCATACGGGCGATCGCACCGATAGCGATGTAAGCTGAGCCAGTGTACTGCTCAACGTATCGGTCTCGATTGTCAACCCACGAAGCTGGACCATCCCGAAAGGATGTAGCCATGTAGGGAAATTGCTCAGTAGCAGGCAGGTCAACAACATTCTGCCCAGGTCGAGAGATTGTGTAATCAACGGGCCTCCACTGAGGTTGGCGCCGGACGTTCTCTACGATGTTGCTCAGGCTGGTCAATGCCATGCTGTTTTCCCTGCTGGGCGAGGAAGTTTGACTCTAGCTGAGCCGAAATGCGTTCCATCCGATTGATTTCAATGTGCTTCTGCACCTTCTCCGTAAGAGCGGTAATATCAAGCTCATTGATAACCTTTGTATTCTCCAGTTTTTCCACTTCTACTTCAAGAGCGTCTTTCTCTCCCTCCAGTTCGAGGATACACTCATGCAGGCTGTCAATTGTGTTTGACTGGCCCCGTGCTTCATTTACCAGTTGCTGGATATGGGCTTCGTCGGCCTTTTCCCGCTGGTTCTTCTGGCGGATTTCTGCCCTTAGCTTTCTGATGCTCTCTTTGAGCTTCTGGTGCTCTGCGGCTTGTGCAGCAACGAACAATCGGCATACAAAGGCAAATGGCCTGCGGACGAGAGATCTGAAGAAATCCACGGAATTGTCCTGATCGGGTCTTGAATGCGACCGGCTTTGTCAGCAAACTGACGCCAAATGGACCCTGACACTGGAGATCAAATGTCTGAGCGAACCGAAGAGTATAAGGTCATTGACGTGAAGCTGGATGTGCTGAGGCCGCATCCACGGAATGAGAAGATCTACGGGATTGAGCCTGTAGACGAGGCGTTGTGTGAGTCGATTCAGAAAATTGGAATTGACACTCCATTGGAGATTACCAAGGACTTTACCGTGGTGAAAGGCCACCGTCGACTCCAATGTGCAAAACATTTGGGATTAGAGACGGTCCCGTGCCGCATCAGAGCTGATCTGGAAGACGACCATTCCATCTTGTTCACTCTGATTGAGGACAATCGACATCAGCGGGAACGTGATGCCCTGCAGAAGCAGAGGGAAGTTGCCGAACTGATGGAAATCATCAAGGCTCGACGTCAGCTGACTGGCGATATTCAGATTGACCATCAGGTCAAACTGGGCAAAGTCGACCTGTCAAAGGTCTCTGGCATGGCCCCGGAAGCAGCTGAAAAGCTGGACGAGGCTATTGAAGAGGCAAAGAAAGAGATCAAATCTGACCGACAGAAGAGTGCAACATATCACATTGCGCTTCAGATGGGCGGTCAGGAAAAGAAACAGTATGCTAAGGCCAAGAAGGTCAACGAGGCTGTTGATAAGCTGAATGCCGGTGGAAAGCCGGAAGAGGCACAGGCTCTCAAAGAGCTGGCGCTGAAGAACCTCTCGGCAGCAGAGCGATCTGCGAAGGTTGCCTTAGGCGAGGGCGCAGAGAAGAAGCCAAACCGGACAATCGTTCGCAAAAAGACTGTCGCCTCTCAATGCGATAACTGTCTGCTGGCGCTCCAGACGCTGATCAATCTGCTTCAGGATCAGAACGATCCTCGCGTTCGGACAGCAATCAAGATTGTGGAAACGATCCGGGATCAGCACGAAAAGAGCAATGATGACGACGAGACTGTTGGCGATTGATCCCGGGCCGCAGCATAGCGGAGTCGTTGAGATCAATCCGCAGACAATGGACATCTATTGTGCTGAAGCCGAGGACAATGAGGACCTCCTGAGACGTCTCCGTCTGGAAACTGATATTGAGGTTGCGATCGAGGTCATGCAGTCGATGGGCATGGCTGTAGCCCAGTCTACGTTTGATACACAGTTGTGGGCTGGTCGCTTCATCGAGGCTGTCGAGTCTCGCGGAATCTCTGCCCGAAGAATGTTTCGCAGAGATATCAAGCTTCATCTGTGCGGGCAGGCCAGGGCCAAAGATCCGAATGTGACTGCCGCAGCAAAGGGGAGATTTCCTCCAACAGGTGGAGGGAAAGACCCGTATAAAGGAACGGCAAAGCAGCCAGGCCCGTTATACGGAATCTCAGGCGGAGACGTCTGGAGTGCATTGGCTATCGCAATCACGTATTTGGAAACGCAGGACTAAATGGCAAGTCGAAGCCCCCTGAAGTACCACGGAGGCAAATCCAGCATGGCTGACTGGCTGATCCAACACTTCCCCGAGCATGTGCACTATGTGGAGCCATTCTTTGGCGGGGGAAGCGTTCTCTTTTCCAAGCCAGAGAGCCTGATTGACGGCCATTCCGAAGTGATCAACGATCTGGATGGGAATGTCGTTAATTTCTTTCGTGTTCTTCAGGATGAAGAGCTTCGAGGCAGAATGCTGCAGCGGCTACAATTCATGCCTGTCTCAGAATCGGAGTTCCAATCAGCTTTAGATGGCCTGAGAGGGCCAGTCACGCTCAGTCCAGAATTGCGATTGCGGCGAGCGATTGACTTCTTTGTTGTTAATCGGCAGTCAAGGCAGGGACTCGGCAAAGACTTCAATACCCTGAGTCGCACCAGAACTCGGCGAGGAATGAACGAGCAGGCTTCGGCATGGCTCTCAGCGATCAATGATCTGGAAGCGTTCGCTGAAAGACTGAAGAGGGTTGTAATCCTTAATCAGGACTTCCGAGACACAATCATTAAGAACGATGGACCTGACAGCTTCTTCTTCCTCGACCCGCCATATCTACCAGAAACAAGGGTGGCCGGCGAATACGAACACGAAATGACGGAACAGGATCATCAGGAAATGCTGGACCTTCTCTCTGTTGTAGAGGGGAAGTTCGTTCTGTGTGGATATGAAAGCGAGATGTATAAGCAATGGGCATCACAACATGGCTTCAAAAGCTATTCCAAGGAGACGACAGCCAGCAGCTCGTCGGCGAAGACAAAGGGAAAAAGGACAGAGACGATCTGGACAAACACGTAGGCGGTTTCGTATATCCTCTCACGGAAGAAAAGAAGAAAATCCTTATCGATGATTTGAAGAAGCGGACGCGTTCGACCTTGCCGCCACAGCCGGTGGTGCTTCGCTGCGGTTCCGAATTGGATAGTGCGCCTACCACGTCAAGTCCGACAACCACTACTGCGATGCCTGTGGCTGCTGTGCCGCCTGCAACGACTGGAGGCCCTCGACAGATGGGCCGGGGAGGCATCGCCGATTCGGGTGAGGCCGGATGGCACGCAGGGGAGCTATCTGGAGATAGTCAAGAGCTTCCTCTGGTAAAGCATCTGGCTCACCTTGATCTGGATGCAGGAGATTCTCTGAACTGGAGAGTTGATACAGGATATGGGGAACATCCATTTGGATGCTCAGTTACCTGCAGGAAGATTGATGGAAAGGTCGACGTCAATTCAATTAGAGCGGAATTGGGCGGCGTCATCCTTGTCAGTGATAATCAGTTGCGTGCGGCGCATCTGACAGTACAGAGCATGCTGCAGACAGAGTCTGTTTTGACTGGAGCACTAAAGATGATTATCGATAATCCAGAAAAAGCAGCAGATTTGGCCAAACTTGCACTGGAGCACAAGAATGCAGGGTGATTACGATGGGCTGCTGACAATCAAAGGCGGGCCTCGCCTGCCAGTTAAGATTCGAATCGTCAGCGATATGATCTGCCTGACGAAGGTGTCTGCAGAAGGAATGGCTCCCAAGCAGACGTATGTCAAACTGGACGGCCTCGGGAATGCGTGCAGCGACAGAGACGTGATCAACCTGATTGCCGGAATGGAAGGGCCACCGGCAGTTATCGCACAACAGTGGCTCAAATCAATCGAGGTCAAGGACGCGTGACGATTCAACCGGGCGATAAGGTTTTTGTGGAAGATCTGGAACTCACATGGGGCACGTTCACTGGGTGGTTGACGGTGCAGGACATGTTTGAGAGCGGCAATCATGCAACACTGATGAATCTGGGAAATCAGGGAGTTACGCTTGTCTCAGGAATCGGAATCGAGCGAGTACAGAAAGTCGATCAAGGCACTGGAGAGGTTCCGCCGGAGCGAACAAAGGCGGCTGGAGCTTGAAAAGAATGAAATGCTCCTTGAGCTTAGAGTGCCTGATTTTGCCCGTATCGGATCGAACATAGGTACGGAGTATCTCAAGGGAATATCCGCAGCTATTACAATATTGGAACAATTGGATGCCGACAGAGAAGATTGACCGAGAACTGCATCGTGCCGTTGTGGTGGCGCTGATGGACGGAATCCCAAAGACGCTGAATGAACTTGAAGCCATGACTGGTTACAGGCGTAACCAAGTCAGTCGGCACATTCGTGACAACATGAATGTCGTTCAGAGTAAGAGACAGTTAAAACCGGGGCAGCGTGGCGGACAGACAACGACATACACTCTGCCGTATGAAGTCCTGAGGCTCAAATGCCCTTCCTCTATGAAGAGTAGAGACTCAAAGCATCCTGACATTGTCTAAAGGAAGTAAGTCCATGGCAGACATGCTGTACTTATGCGGGCCCATGCGGGGGCAACCTCTTATGGGGTTCCCAGCATTCGACATTGCCTCGGAGAGGCTTCGTAAAGCAGGATGGTCGGTAGTGTCACCTGCCGATCTTGATCGAGCCGCTGGCCTGTCTCCGCCCGTAGATGGTGAATCACTGGATAAAGAGACGCTTAAAGAATGCATTCTGCGAGATGCTCATGCTCTTGCAGAGTGCGATACAATTGCCTTACTGGAGGGATGGGAACATTCTGCCGGCACGCGGGTTGAAATTGCTCTAGCCCATTTCCTTGGCATGGACATTCTCGATGCAGAAACAATGTATCCAATACCAGAAGAGAAACTCCAAGAGGTGCTGCCGTGTCTGAGATGACTGGAACAGAGATTAGGCGACAACTGCTGAAGGAAGTAGAATCGTGCGTTTGCCGGAACCGACAGGAACAGTATGGAGATGCTGAGCAGAACTTCGACGATATTGCCAAGCTGGCAAATGTCGTACTTCAGAGCAAACTGAAAGAGCCACTCGCTCCAGAAGATGTGGCGCTATTCAGCGCGTGCATAAAAATGGCCAGGATCGCCACCAATCACCAATACATGGATTCATGGATCGACCTGGCCGGATATGCGGTCTGCGGAGGCGGCATCGTTATGAGGAATGCTTCGGCTTCGACTTCTGAATCCGATACACAGGAATCACCTGACGACGCTGGGCAATGTTCTGACTGACTCGCTGCTTAATCTCAAGACGGCCTTCTTTTTCAGCTGTATGCAGAATGCCAAGCACTTTGTCTTTGCAGAAGCCGGTCTTCCTGCAAATCTCTCTCGTGGACAGGAAGCCTTCAGAGCCATCCTCGTAATCGAAGATGTCCTGAAGGTCTTCTACCCACTCGTCGGTTGTTCCGAAATCCACTTTAGACTTTGGGGCGCCGTGCTGATTCATTCCATTTCCCTTTTCATATTGAAACGACAACTCGCTGGGACTTACCCGGCGTATACACCTTTTCGTAAACCTGAGGAATGTGATCGAATCCGGTCTCCGACCAGTCGAGTACAACGCAGGATGGAGAAGGCACTGCTGAAGGTACGACTTTTCTGCCGTGCCGAGTCAAAGCCTGAAATGCACCTGTAGTAAATGCAATTCCCTGCCCGTCATTGAAAATACCATGTCGGTGCCGATGAGCCATTCCCAGAACAACAGGGATTGGCAGGCCAGCACGAGCGGCTTCCGCCCTCTCATTACCTAATGTAATTGAAAGACCGCTTCCTTCAAGGTAAGAGCGGGAAGTAGCGACAACATGATGGAAGAAAGAGCAGCGGGCACCGCTTACATCCAGGTCCAATCTCGGAAAGCAGAACTTCCCGGTCTCTTCGTCCTGCACGGCACCGACAGCATTGCCAAGATCGTGCTCTGTGTTCTTTGTGTGGCACTCAGTGCCTTCAGTCAGGAAGATCTTGCTGGGAGCCAGCTTGGTCATCGGGACCAATGCCTGCTGAGCAGCACGGACATGATCACCGAATTCCGGAGAAACAATTTCAGTCGTCTTGTGATGCAGGCCTTCGACGAGATCTCCGTTGATAACGACAGCAAACTCGTGTCCATCTACAGCCCACGGAACCCAATCGTTCCACAAATCGTACCATGCATCCCAGAGCCTCTTCTGGATCTTGTTCTGGCCGACTTCATTGCCTTCCAGTGTCATGAACTTGGGAGGAAGAAGACCCACTGTCGATCCACAGTGGAGGTCACTGACAACAACGATCTTAGAAATCGACATTCAGCCAACCCTTCTGTATCCGAGTTTCCAGAGAACGCGTGCGATATCGTGGGCAGCTTCCGTCACTGCCTCTTCGTCAAGGTCCCAGAAGGCCGCATGTGCCATTTCATGCAGCACTACCTCAAGTTCCTCTTCTCCGACCAGATTAGCGTCGACAACGATGGACTTCCCGGGCGCATTGGGCGGATCGCACGTCCCCCGGGCATCGGAGAGAATCTCTCGCTTGAACTGCCAGAATTTGCCGCGAATTCTGATTTTCACGAATCTTCCCTGTCGACGACGTTGACGCTGACGAATACAATGTAGCAGATTTGCAGCGTTAGTCCATGTCTTTTCTCAGAAGAAGGTTCGAATGAGCAGTCGCGACCATTCCAAAGATGAAGCGTTCCAGAACACAATTGCAGGCATCCAAAAGAGTTTCGGCAAATCGTCGATTATGAAGCTGAATGAAAAAACCTCTCTCAATGTTGAGGGTTTTCACTCAGGATCGCTTGCTCTGGACATTGCCTTGGGCGGGAAGGGAATCCCCCGTGGTCGTCTTATTGAGCTATTCGGCGGAGAATCGAGCGGGAAATGCCTTCCTGCCGACACGTATCTCTTTACGGAAAATGGCATTGAGACGATATCTGATGTGTTCGATCGCAATGGCCTGGATGCAGTGTGTGTTTCCCGTAACACTCCGAAGAAGTGCCGGCTCGTGAATCGACACGGGCAACTGGAGTCAACAAAGACATTTACTCACAATGGACGCAGGCGGGTATGCCGCATCACGACACAGTCGGGATCGGAGATATCGTCCACTATCAATCACCCACACTTGGTTATGAGCGAGAGGGGAAATCTCGTTTGGAGAAAAACTGGCGATTTGATACTCGGAGACTACCTCGTTTCTCGCAGAGGATGTCCCTTCGGTGCAAACTCATTGCCCTTCGAGACTGCCTACGCTCTTGGAGCATTGGTGGCCGATGGAAGATTTGAAGGCAGTAGGATTCAGTTCACGAATGACGATAAGGATGTAATTGGGATCTGCGTGCCAGAGGTTAACCGGGCTCTGGCAAAGGATGCGAATAAGTACCCCAATAATGACGCGGGAAGTATCAACTTCCACTGGCCATGCAAAGATTCTGTGCAGGCGTTCTATGACGACCATGGATTGTCTGTGGGAAATGCAAAAGACAAGTATGTGCCAACTGCAGTACTGACTGGCGACAGGAGGTGCGCCCAAAGCTTTCTACAAGGATACTTTGACTGTGAATGTCACGTGAATGTGCCTCGCGGTACAATAACTGTAACATCTGCCAGTAAACGACTGCTGAAGGAAGTCAGGCTGATGCTTTTGCAGTTTGGCATTGTGTCGATCCTGCGAAAGAAGACCGTCAGTAAATACCCAGATAACGACTACTGGACCATTGAGATTGGCGGGTGTGAGGCATTGCGGTATCGCGACCTGATCGGAACTCAGTCTTCCTGTAGAGATTCGGCCCTGCAGCAGCTGTCTGAATCTTCTGGCTCGACGAACTTTGACTCCATACCTCACATGGGACTTGTCCTTCAGGATCTGTATGACGCCATGGAAACGTATCAGAGCGAGCACACCCTGTTCAAAGATGTTATCGGCGACAACCCGAAAGCCAAGCTGACATACGATCGCCTCGGTAAGATTCTTTCACTGAAAGGCCTGCCGAATAACCATCTGACGCGACATCTGGAGTCGCTCGAACACGAGAACTTCTTCTTCGACAGGATCGAAGATATTGGCGATGGCGGCGAGGTGCCGACGTTCGACTTTGAAATGTCGGCAACTCACTCTTTCATTGCGAACGGCTTCGTGACGCACAACACGACTCTATGTCTGCATATGATTGCAGGGGTACAGAATCTGGGTGGAAATGTCGCATTTGTCGATGCAGAGCATGCTCTTGATCCCGAATGGGCACAGAAGCTAGGTGTTAATCTGGACGAACTGTATCTGTCGCAGCCCACATATGGTGAAGAAGGGCTGCAGATTGTTGATCAGCTCGTTGCAGGAGGCGGTACAGATCTCATCGTCGTTGACTCAGTGGCCGCCCTGACTCCGAAAGCCGAGTTGCATGGCGAGATCGGTGATTCTCATGTCGGTCTTCAGGCTCGCATGATGGGCCAAGCCATGCGGAAGCTGGCTGGCGCTGTCTCCAATACCAAGGCAACTGTAGTGTTCATTAATCAGATTCGAGAGAAGGTTGGGGTGATGTTTGGGTCGCCCAATACCACCCCGGGAGGACGAGCACTGAAGTTCTTCTCATCGTGCCGGGTCGAACTGGCAAAGATATCCACCCTCAAGGATGGTGATGAAGCGGCAGGGATTCGTGTCCGGGCAAAGGTGGTGAAGAACAAGATTGCGCCGCCATTTCGCCGTGCTGAATTTGATCTGATACCCGAAGGCGGCATCAATCCTCTCAATGAAATGATTGATATCGCCGTAGATAAGAAGATCCTCAAGAGGAGCGGTGCGTGGTATTCATTCGAGGGAGTCAATATCGGTCAGGGAAAACCTAAGACTCGTGAGACAATCGAGAATGACAATGATCTGCGTACTGAAATTCAGAGTCGAGTCTTGAAGGCGTGCAATATCTCTTACGCAAAGAATCATGATGAAGACGTTGAGTGAGCTGACTCCGGGCAGTCGAGAGCCAGAGTGGTCCGAAGCTTTAGCGAAGGAAATGAATGCCCGAGCTGAGGAGCGGACCCTCTACGGCTCTCGATGCGATATTGTCACAGACGTGTACGCGGTCGAGGTTGAACGGGCAGGGAAGTGGCAGGAAGCCATCGGGCAGGCGTGGTATTACGCCAGCGTGCTCGGTCGAAAGCCTGCTGTCCTGCTACTGATTGAGGATAAAGAGAAAGAACAGCTGAATATCGGAAGATGCGCCATCGCATGTGCTGGAGCACGCGTACCTTTAGCGTACATTGACATGAATGATCCAGAAGCGAATCTGGATGAGGTAATTGAAATACTCTGTCCTGGGAGAGCCGCAGAAAGACGGCTCCAGATTGGCGCTGAAGAACTGCTTAAACAGGCGAGCGAAACAGGCAGGTATTTCAGCACACACTGAGAAATGAGAGTCTTTTAATGCGAGTACTTTGTGCATGCGAGGCGTCCGGTCGCGTTCGTGATTCCTTCCTTAGGCGTGGACACGAAGCCATATCGGTAGATCTGCTGCCTACGGAAAGCCCAGGACCGCATTACCAGGGTGACATATTCGAATTCCTGCAGAAAGAGTCGCCTCAATCTTTCGACTTGATGATTGCACACCCGGAATGCACCTACATTACAAATGCTGGAGCCAGGTGGTTTTATCATCCTGATGATACACACAAGCCTGAAAACCTTAGGCGTGCTCACCCACAGTATCCAGATCGGTGGGCCAATCATTACGAGGCTGTTATCTTCTTCAAGAGGTTGTGGGAGCTTCCGATCCCAAAGATCTGCATTGAGAATCCAATTCCGTCCAGTCGGCTGACTCGTGTTGTTGGAAAGTACAGCCAGTGCGTCCATCCTCACTGGTTCGGCGACCCTTTCACGAAATCTACATGCCTGTGGCTGAAGGGGCTACCACCACTGAGGCGTACTCACTACATCGACAAGAAGTACATCAAAGCCGAGTGTCACGAAATGTCGCCCGGCCCAGAGCGTTCGAAGAATAGAAGCCGTACATATATGTCTGTTGCGCAGCAGATGTCTTCTCAATGGGGCTAACAGCCCGAATTTCGGGACGCTCCGGCCCATGTGAGCGCGATCGACTTTTTGCAGAAAGGATTCGAGGCTATGAAGATTGCTGGAATCATCGGCAGCATGATTGTGCTGTCTGTAGCGATGTGCCTGTTAATGGCGTGGCCTTTTATGTGGATTTGGAATTACGCGGTGGTGTCAGCCGTGACCGTGACGAAGCCGATTGGGTACTGGGTGGCATTCTGGCTGATGCTGTTTGTGTCACTGTTTGTCGCAGGGTCGAAATCGTCAGTTTCGAGAAGTGCGTAGCAGATAACTCTGAATTCTTCGGCGAACACATAGCTATGTGCGATAGTGCACAATCATGTTGGAGCGTGACGGTTGATCGCCCCAGCGAACAGAAGAAAAGCCATCTGACATGCCTCGCGACAATCTTCGACCGGCATTCCGATCCCTGCCGAGAATAGTACTTTTGCTTCTTGTGATTGTAATTGGCTTGCCGCTGCATCTAGCTGTGGCAGTGTGGCTAGGGTTACGGGATGGGGTTAAAGACTGGTGGAGTGAGGTTCAGGAAGCGTGGTCGGTGGACCATCGTCAGCCTCTTACTGAAGAACTGGTTCGGTCCAGGATCAGGCAAAACCGAGATCGGAAATAAACGATGCAGGATGTTGATCTATTTGTGATGGACTACTTCCCGGCTGGGAAGCAGCTTGGCACGAAATGGCTGAATCGAGGGCAGATCCATAATGTTGCTAAGAACTGGCTGGACGCAACGAAAGACGCATGCCTCGCGGATGGCCTGAGACTGAATATCCGTACGATCGAGAACGACGAATATGAAACGGGTCTGGACTTCACTGTCCGTGCCCGGAAAGAAGCGTTCGACACCGCGACAACGGAAGTCTTTATCCTGACAGACAATGACATGCTGCCCTACAACTCAGGGCACGTGAAGAGTGGCGTCAATGTACTTTCTGAGAGAAAAGACTTTGCCATTCTGAGTGCGTGGCCTTCTCCGCACACGATCATTCCGCTGAAAGAACTTCCGGGTAGAATTCCTTACAACAATGACCTGGTGATGGAGCACTACTCCTGTGGTGGATTTCGATTCTGCAGAAAGCAGGATTTTCCCATCGAGATGCCGGAGATTCGCGTAGAAGGTTACGACGGACACTTCTGTAGATCACTCTGGGAGAACTACCAGCTAAGAGTGGGATACCTGAAACAGGCAAAGGCGTTTCATCTGGGAACACACTGCACGAGCCTGTGGGGCGAGACGTAATGCGCAAGGTCCTGATAATCGCTGATGTTCGAGGATGGGCGTACGACAAACGGGCTCATGCACTGAAGAAGTATGCGCCGGAAAACTTCGAAGTCGATATTACCTACGTGCACGAAGTTCCGAAGGATCTCACTTCCTACGACCTTGTGTACAACATCGACTACTCCTTCACCGAGCATATTAAGCAAAGGCTACGCAACCAGTCGGCAAAAGCCAAACTGGTAAATTCCCACAATGCGGATCATCAGCGTGCGCATGCAGAGTTTGAGCGCAGTATGCAACACTGCGACTACGTCATCTGTAACAATTACAAAGCGTGGGAGCACTTCGGCAAGAGGCCAAAGAGCTGCAATATCTCCAATGGCGTCGATCTCAAGCACTTCGAGGTTATTGGAAATCCGATCAATCGTAAGATGAAAGCAATCTGGGTTGGTCCGGCAGGGAAGGGCCTGCACGACATACTGGAGCCTCTACAGAAGGCGAGACCTGACGTCGAATTCGAACTCCGGGTCAAGACAGGGAAGGAATGGGATCCTGTAACCCATTTGCCTGATCCGGAAATGGTACTGAACGACGACCAGATGCTGGAACTGTACAACCTGTCCAGATTTGTCATCTGCTGTTCAGAGACTGACGCCACTCCCAACTATCTGTTGGAGGCAATGGCGTGCGGCTGCGTGCCCATCACAACTCGTGTTGGAAATATGCTGGAATTCCGCAATCAAAGCGCTTGCGTTTACGTAAATCGTACCGTAGAAGACTTCAGTCGTGGGATTGATCGGGCCATCGCCGGAGAACAAACATTTCGCCGGTTCGGCGAGGCTGAGATACAGCAATGGGCATGGGAAGATCGGGCGAAGCTGTTCTACGATCTGTTCGAGAAGCTTATCTCAGGAGTCACTCCTGAACCATTCACTTACCGGATGAAGTAATGAAAAGCTTGATTGATGACCTGAAGATGGCAATAGTCAATGCTGCCGACCGGGGAGACAATAACACCGTCGATTCAGAACTTATCGCCCAGGCAGGCGGGGCTTTGGGTGCTCTTGAGTCATTTCAAAACAACATGACCGTGATGACAATACTGGTGGAGAAATCTGCAGCTTCAGGCGGCATAAGTGACGAACATATCAAAGCATTGCGTGGAATATCGGGTATCGAGCCTGAAAATGACAGTCTGGGTGAAAACCGAAAATGAAACCATCACTGATTCTGCTCCAGTCGTAAAGAGGTTCATCGGCCAGCCTCTGCGGAATCTGGCCAGATGGATGAGCAGGCAGGGCGGGTTACAAATTGATCTTCTTGGGGATACAGAATGCTCTGCTTTAGAGACATGACGTTTTGTAGTGCGACGAACTGCTGCAATGAAGAGTGCAGTCGAAGACTGACAGAAGGACTCAAAGGAGCATCGTTCAAATGTGGGCTCCCGATAGCAATAGCCGATTTCAAGGACACCGAGATGTGCCCGGGGTTTATAAGATGTCCGAAGGAAGAGCTAGGGCAAGACGACAGCAATGCGACAGAATGAATCTGAAGGGCAGCTACGCCTGTGGGGATTGCGGGTCACTTCTCGACGATCCTCCAGAGTATCCGGATGACGCGTGGCGTCGATGCAAAGAATGCGGAGACTACGATTACGGAGTGTGGAGCGAGGTGAAAGTCAATGAATAGGTGTATCAGGCGATCGTGCTATGAAATGACAAGCGGCGTCACCTGTAGCCAGAAATGCTGGAAGCTTTATGTGGAAGAGCAGGAGCAGAACGCTTCGGTGCCAGACATGAGTGCTCCGTGCTCTGTCTGCCCCTTCTCGAAGGAGGAGCCGTATCTGGCAATGAGGCCGTTGATTCTTGAGCAGATGTTGCTGAAGTCAGGAACTCCTCGACTGTGTACAGCGGCTAATCTACACTGTGGACTGAGGAAGCAGTGCAAAGGTCAGCAGATTGCTCGAAGTGGCGGGGACGACTCCATCTGGTCGTCAGATGAGTTTCGCAAAGTGATGCCAGTGGATGGCGACACAGGCGCTGTGGTTTATCTGAGGCGACTGATGGGCTACTTCCCTGAAGACAGAGCGATGGTGAATTCGGTAGGCGACGTCGTATGGGAAAAGACCAACTGCCCGATTGAAACACAGGCGGGGCTGCCTGTTGACAAAGGGCTGGATCAGGACCTGAAACGCTCCTTCTGTGTTTCATTCAACAACATGGTGAAGGTTGGACTGAAGCTCAAAGAGGACCAGATGTTGGAACAGCAATTTCTCACAGCAAAGGTGATCTGAATGTCCGAAGACTGGAAAGAAAAGATTCAGGCGATCGCTGACTCGATCGGAACAGATAACGAGCATTCCATGTGCTGCGTTATGTGGTGTGTCGGCACCCTCAATCTCCTCAAATGTCACGGAATACTGGAGGGCGGGGAGTATGAGATGACAGAAAAAGGTGACGTTCTCTACGAGTCGCTCCGAACTGACTTCAAGCCGACTGATGAGGAGATCGCGACAGTTATCGTGGCAGTAGCGGACGGAGAAGATGCAAAAGATATCATCCTGTTCCTGTCGACGTATCGAGACCACGGTGATAGCATGCTCGAAGACTGGAAACGGTTCTCAGAGGCGTACAAATACAATTGAGCGCCAAGCTTGGCGCTGGACTTTGGAGCATGTGGGAGCGGATAAATGGACCAGGTAGAGATGAAACTGGCGTTTGCGTGGTACTACGAAGAGTGTTCTGAGTTGAACTTCTGTCTTCCGCAAAAAGCAGAGCTGACGAAGGATGAGAGAGAAGATGCCTTTCGTCAGGAGCACCTGCTGGACGAATTCTCCGAGCTTCCCGACCACTGGGACTGCAGCGAGTATATGTGCATTCCAGAACAGGTAGCCTGCAACAACTGCGGTACTGAATTTGAAGCAGTTGATGAGAGTCCACCGGAGGAATTTGATGAAGAGTGGCCGTGACTACGGTGAAATGGTCGACAATGTGCTTGTCGGGATGGCAATTTCCGTCATTTTGGGCGTTGCGGGGTACGAAATATGTCGCTGTCTAGGCTTTGTTTAGAGACGAAACGGGTCACCAAACAGACGTTTTTTCGGCTGAAAGTGGCACTTTTTGCTCTCAAAATGCGTATTTTCGGGCAAAAATGGGCCGATTTCGGGGCCTTTTCGGCCCAATCTCAGGCCTCATCACCCGCAGAGAGCAGTGAAAAGAAGAGTTTCAGGTCTCTGGAAGATGAAGTCGTACTGGAGCGGGCCATCTACCTTCAAAAACAGGGCGAAATGCCAGAATACTCCATCGAAGATGGGAAAGTGGTCGTAAGATGACATCTGAAACGCCGCCAATGCCGCCTGTAAAGAAAGAAGACAAATGAGTCAGGTTGAACTTGGGAAAACCCCGCAATCGAAACACAGAGATGCAATCCATCTCGCTGTCATTCCAGTGCTTGCCGGAGAATCACTTCTGCCGGGCCAGCAAGTCGGTATTGATAACAATACAGCTGTGCTGAATGCCTCAGCTGTGGGTATTGTTGACCCATTTCTGACGAAGCCTGTCATGAAGGGTGACAGCTTCTGGTTGTGCCTGTTCCCAAACACTGTTACAGGCATGCGGCACGAGTGGCAGCACCCCATGTTTGCAGGATTCGAGACACAATCTTCAGTCATGTGTTCAAAAGAAGAGTCTGAGCAGTGGCTGAGAGTATGTGCTGCTGAGATGAACTGCTACGACACTCCTGATGAGGCATTTAAGAGACTAATTGACGGCCTTAAAAGCAAGGACTTGTATGCCTACGGGTCCGATCTTCATGGACTGTATGAGCTGGAAGAAGCTGACGATCTGAAGATGCATGCGGAAAACTACCTCGGCATCCAGATCAATTGGGATGAATACGGATTCACTTGTTCGTGCTAAGGATATGTTGCATTGAGTCGCTCAATCACAATTGCCGGTGTCGAAATAACAGCAGAGCAGGTTGTGTCTGCGGTAGTGAAGATCGACGGGCACGAGATGCACATAGGAGAGCAGGAAGAGCCTGAGAAAAAGATGGGCTTCGCTGCGGAGAGACATGAATCTGAGGAATAACTCATCCTCAGACGAAGTACGCCGATGACTCGTCGGCTAGGGAGCCAGGCCCGAATACGAGAGCCCTCAGGTTGCATGTGCCTGTCAGCGAGTAGACCTGGAAAGCGGCAGCGGTAGAGTTGAGTACTATCGTGAGGTGTGCCGTGGTGCGGGACCCAGCCAGCTCCCGCAATTTTCCAATACATTGAAAGAAAGGGCTAAGGGGTGACGCCGAAGCAGGAAAGTGAGATTCCGGGAGTCCCTCGCAGTCGTCCTGACCCCTCTTACTGTCTGGAGCTGATCAATATTGGGCGCATTATCCAGAACCCAGTACTGGCATCGGACTTTACTGACGATGACTGGCAGTATCTGGAGACGAAAGCCCTGTTCGAAACGATCGCGAAAGCGTCAGCAGACACTAAGAAAACAATGACTGTCGAGCAGCTCGGTAAGATCGCCGGAGTGACGGAAGAGCTGGCTACTGTTGGAGAGTCCTGCACGTGGAGCCAGAAAAGCAACATTATCGAGCAGCGTATTGCAGAGACGTCTATCGCAATGGTGAAGATGATCAAAGAGCGGAAGTGCCATTTGATGCGAGAAGAGATCCAACACACTCTTGATCAGATGGCAGAGCTGTCTGATAAGCTCAATCCGGAAAGGAATGGAGCCTGACAATGGAGATTGCAGCTTTCTTTGCGGTGCTGATTGCACTTGGTGCCATCGGGCTCTGCACTGGATACGACTCGGACGGATCTATTCAGGATAATCGACGGATGCGTAAGAAACGGCACCGGTACCGGAAACGAAACAACCTTCCCTACGGTGCCAGTACTCCCTACGACAACGAATAGGTGACGCAATGGCTCCATGGAGCAAAGAGATGCCAGTCGACAAGCCGGGCGAGAGGCCCGCACTTCTCCCGGGAGACTTCGTACTCACTCCACAGGGAAATATCGGAGTCGTAGTAGCATCCTGTACTGCTGTAAACGGGGTAGATAAGCTATGGCACCAGTTTCCTCTCTCAGAGGACGGCGTCTCAGCCAGGCCAGGCCCTGATGAGGTTTGTATGCCAAGATACGCAATCGAGTTTCGAGGCAGCACTGGAGAAAAATATGGGTGGTGGCATCTGCATGAGCTGGAATCTGTCCTTTCTTACGGCCTTTTTCATGAGGCAGGAAAATGAGTAAAAGGACAGACGCAATCGCATTGACAATTGGCATTCCACTGCTGGCTGTCATTCTATTTATTCTCATTCCTCTACTGGCGTGTCGGTAGGCTTCAGAAAGGCGTAATTAGAAATGAGCGAGCTGAGCGAATTCTCAGAGCAGGAGCTTCAGAAAGAGCTGGAGCGGCGAAAGAAGGCAAGCGAAACGGCCCGAAGACTGACTGGCCGATACTTCCGTGAAAATGCAGGTTGCGTCGACACAATAGTGCATGTCAACGGAGAATCACCAGAGGATCCAGAGTTGTTATCTGTGACTATTCTTGAGATACAACGCAGCGACAAAGGGCCAATGGTGTTTTTTGGCTCTTCGGAAGAGGCGGATATCGCGTCTACGTTAAGGCCTGAAGTTGTTGAGGTTACAAAGCAGGAATACGACAGGCACATCATCGCTGCTTGTAATATTCTAATGCAGAAAGAGGCCTCTGGCACAGCAGGTATGCAAACGCCCTTCTAAGGAATGCAAATGAGTAGCGAGCTGAAATCGAATGTGTCTGCAGTATCCCTGACTATTATAGGTATCGCAGGGGCATGTTTTGTCGCGTTCGTTCTGTACTGCGATGCTCAGAACAGAATGACTGTCAAGGCGACGAAATCTGCCGCGAGAATGTGCCTTGCGCAGCAGCGAGACATGACAGTGGAGGTTCGGGGGCACAGGACAGAGTGTGTTTTCCTGCGAGGGACAACACAGAATATTGCGATCGCTTCCAACGAGATAACGAAGCAACGCGTAGTTGATTACAACGTGTCCCGGATTGCTGGCGCCGCAGCTGGCAGATCTCTAAAGGAAGCTGCTAAAGGCATGTGGAGTGGATTGCATGAAAAATCCAAACACGAGCCTGAGTAATGATGTGACGAATCCGAAAAGAGGACAAGACGATGACGAAATGGTACCTTGCAGAAACTGACGCGTTTAACATCAACCACATTGACCAATACGACGAGACGCTCCCGCTTTTCGGGACGAGTATTCCAATCGAAAGAGTATTGATTCCTCCCAAAGGGGAGTACTCGCACGTGACGCCGGAGAACGGATACTACAGCTCATGCGATGCGTGGATCGACGATGGATGCCCCGATCCACCGGAAGAGCCCTTCAGGGTCCATTGGAATGAGCGATAGCAGAAATCTGGCGACAGCATACTGCAACCCGATTGCAAAGCGCCAAGCTTGGCGCTTGAGAGTAGAGGCAAGAGGATGCAAAATCGAGATTGCTGAAAATTTGCCAGAATTGTGTGAGAGGGACTCCAAAGAGATGAAATACGCCGGAATCGGTAGCCGGGAAACGCCGGAAGAGTACCTGAAGTTACTCGGCCCATAGCAGACAGGAAAAACCTTCATGAAGAGCAATTTCCAGGCAGCAACCTACAAATGCCAGTGCGGATCATTCTGTGTCCGCCCAGCAGGAGAATCCCCAAAGCCATGCGACGTATGCGACGGAGAGCTGATCGAAGTCGTTCCCGAAGAAAAAGACCTGTCAGAAATCCTCAAAGATCTCATCGATCAATCCAAATACCAGTCGTGCATGTGCCTGTCCGTAGATGAAGACGCGAAGTCCGTCGAACTCATCATGGACACAAGCATCGATACACGCGCCGAATGGATCCCCGGAGAAGGAGGAGATGTTTGCCTCTACCGGTCCCAGGAAGACGAACACGTGGTCGGAGTGCGACTTCCTCTCAAAAGGACAAACCTAGCCGTGCACCACGCAGGACCACTGCGAGTCAATGCGGGGTTCCGAACAGAAGACGTTATGTAAAGATGCAGAGGCCTGAAAATCGAGATACCCGAAAAATGGGCAGAATTGTGTGGGAGGAGAAAGCGTGAATCTCTACATTGACTGCGAATGGAACTCGTTCGGCGGAGAACTCATCTCCATGGCGATCTGCTCCGAGTGCGGGCTGGAATTCTACGAAGTCCTGCACTGCAATGATCCGCACCCGTGGGTGGCAGAAAACGTCATCCCTGTACTCGACAAGGACCCTGTACCCAAGGTGATCCTGCAGACGATGCTTGAAGATTTTCTGCACCAGTTCGAAAGCGTACACGTCGTAGCAGACTGGCCTGAAGACATCGCCCACTTCATGAACACCCTGATAACAGGCCCAGGAGAACGGCTCAGCACCCCTCCCCTGACGGCAGAGATACTGAGAGTCGACACAGAATCAGAATTGCCACACAACGCCCTGTACGATGCAAGAGCAATACGCAATCACTTTGAGAAGTGAGCAGTGTTGCATAATGCTACACAGGGCAAAAAACAGACTACCGAAAATTGGGCAGAATTGTGTGAGGGTAGCAAATAGGCCCCCCTGAGCCTCATCGCCTAACCGAAGGCCACCCCCTCTGACACTGAGACTCAGTCTCAATTGGCCGAAAACCGGCACTTTTCGCGTATTGAGACTCAGTCTCAATTGGCCGAATCCCGGCATTTTTCGCGTATTGAGACTCAGTCTCAATTGGGCACTTTTCGCGTATTGAGACAGCGTCTCAGAACGTCACCCAACCGGGGAAATAGGTATACCGGATTCTCGGACGTTTCACTATT